TACGAGGTTCAAAATCACCACGCCCGAAGGTGATCAAGAGTTTCGCATAATTAACGATGACACCGTTGAGGCTGTTGTTGCTGATCCACGGGTTGTTACCCGCATTTAAAGGAGGAGTTATGGACGAAAACTATGAAACAGAATCAGACGAACCGGAAGAAAGGTTTGAAATAGAGGTTGTAGACGATACCCCGGAGGCTGATAAGGGAAAAGAGTATCGGGCAAAAGGAGATGTAGATGCCTCAGATGATGAGATATCTCAGTACTCCGATAACGTAAAGAAGCGCATTAAAGAGCTAAGTCGGGCTTATCATGATGAGCGCAGAGAGAAAGAGCGTCTTGGTCGTGAGCAGAACGAAACAGTTGCCTTTACAAAGCAATTAGCCGTAGAAAATAAACAACTGAAAGACCGTCTTTCTGCTGGTGAACGAGAGCTTGTCGAGACAAGCAAACAGCGCACAGCGGCTCAGATGGCTCATGCAGAGCGTGAGTACAAGGATGCTTTTGAAGCGGGTGATACTGACCGCATTATTGCAGCCCAAAAACTCTTGTCGGAAAATGTTGTTTATAAAAGGGAACTTGACAACTATCAACATCAGTATCAAGCCCCTTTACATCACGAACAAAAGGTAGTAGAAAGACAACCTGAGATTGTCCCTGATGAACGCACCCAGCAATGGGTTGAAGAAAACGACTGGTTTGATAAAGACTCAGTTATGCGGGGCGCAGCTTTTGGAATACACGACGATCTGGTTAAGACCGGATACGTTGCAGGTTCAGATATCTACTTCGAGCGCTTAAACGCTCGCATCCGGGAGGAATTCCCGCAAAAATTCGGGTCCAAGAGACCTGCCGCGAATGTTGTTGCTTCTGCTTCTAGAGGTACAGCGGGTACTAAAAAAATCTCGCTTACAAAGTCTCAAGTCGCTCTTGCTAAACGACTTAACCTTCCACTAGAAACTTATGCGGCTTATGCTGCCAAGGAGCTTAACAATGTCCGATAGAACCCCACGGGATGTAGTAACACGCACAACAATGGAACGTAAAACGGCTTGGACACCTCCGTCTTTACTTCCAGTTCCAAGACAAGTAGAAGGCACTTCTTATCGCTGGATCAGAAAGATGATGCAGGGACAAGTAGATGACCGGAACATGATGTCGAAACAAGAAGAGGGCTGGATTCCTATTAAAAGAGAAGATCACCCGGAATTGCAGTATTCGGGTAGGACTACAGGACTCGTTGAAACAGGCGGATTAGTGCTTTGCAGTATGCCTACGGACTTTGTGAACCAGCGGAATGCTCATTACCGCAAGATCACAGATGCCCAGACAGCGGCTGTAGACTCTAATCTAATGAGAGAAAATGATCCTCGTATGCCTCTTTTCAGTGAGCGCAAGTCGTCCACAAGCAGAGGCAGAAGAGACTAAAGGAGTATTTAAATGGCTTACCCTACTATAAATGGACCTTATGGGCTAAAACCCATAAACCTGATCGGTGGACAAGTATATGCTGGAGCCACTCGTCAGATGAAAATTGAACCAACATACGCTACCAACATTTTTTACGGTGATTTCGTAAAGAGAGTTGTCGGTGGATTTGTTGAGCTTGATGACGGAACGACCGCTAACACCCCAGTCGGTGTGTTTCTTGGTTGCACCTACGTCAGCGCAGTAACGAAACAGCCAGTTCAATCGCAATACTACCCAGCTTCAGTTTCGGTTCAAGCAAATACCGAAATCTACGCTACTGTTGCAGATGATCCTGACACCTTGTTCCAAGTCGCAGTTTGCTCAAGCGGAGTTGTAATGGCTACCGTTACGCAAAATGCAATTGGCACAAACATGTCAATTCTGGCAACCGCTGGTAACACAGCTACCGGAAACAGCAACTTTTCCGTTCTAAGCAGCTCACCAGCAGCTACCAATACGTTCCCAGTACGGGTTATCGATGTTATTCCTGCAACAGCTCCTTCGGCTGGCAACTACGCTGAAGTAATTGTTAAGATTAACTTCGGTATTCATCAGTATAACAATGCAACAGGTTTGGCTTACGCCTAAAAGGAGTTACTTAAATGGCTGCTATATCACGCGCACAACTGCTAAAAGAGTTACTCCCGGGGCTGAATGCCTTATTTGGTTTGGAGTACGCTCGTTACGGCGAAGAACACAAAGAGATTTTCGAAACAGAAACCTCTGAGCGTTCCTTCGAAGAAGAAACAAAACTGGCTGGCTTCTCAGCAGCACCTGTCAAGAACGAAGGCTCTGCCATCGCTTACGACAATGCTCAAGAAGCTTGGACCTCACGCTATCAACACGAAACTATCGCTCTTGGTTTCTCGCTGACTGAAGAAGCAATCGAAGATAACTTGTACGATTCTCTCTCAGCTCGTTACACCAAGGCTTTGGCTCGTGCTATGGCATACACCAAGCAAGTTAAGGGCGCGAACATCCTGAACAACGGATTTTCAGGCTCTTACCCCGGTGGTGACAATGTTGCATTGTTCAGTAACGCACACCCATTAACCGGTGGCGGCACAAACAGCAACATTCCATCTACCCCTGCTGACTTGAACGAAACGTCCTTGGAAGCGGCTGTTATTCAGATCGCTGCTTGGACTGACGAACGTGGTTTGCTGATCGCTGCTAAACCTCGCAAGTTGGTTGTTCCTCCTTCACTGATGTTTGTTGCAACCCGTATTCTGGAAACAGAACTGCGTACTGGAACTGCTGACAACGACATCAATGCATTGAAGAACAACGGTTCGATCCCCGGTGGATATTGTGTCAATCACTTCTTGACCGACACCGATGCATGGTTCCTGACCACAGACGTACCTAACGGTCTGAAGCACTTTGTGCGTTCACCATTAGCTCAGTCGATGGACGGAGACTTTGATACGGGCAACGTCCGCTACAAGAGCCGTGAGCGTTATAGCTTTGGCTGGTCAGATCCTCTCGGAATGTTTGGTTCCGAAGGTCAGGCATAAGTAGTATTTGTGCTAGTTTGGGGGACTTCGGTCCCCCTTTCTTTTTGTGCCTTGACACTGTTTATATAAGGTGATAAAAAGATAATAACCAAGAACCTCGACTCATACAGACTGGCTTGGCAGACATTATAGAGACTGTATGGGCATGTGCTATAACACAAAGGAAATATATCATGGCAAAAACTACTTTTTCGGGACCAGTGCGGGCTGGATATCAAGGCGGAGACGCAAGCTCACAAGGACCTTTAACTCCGGTTACTGTTAACTCTGGTTCAATAGTTGAAATAAATACCGGCTCTGGAGCGTATGGTTTTTATACACGCATCGAGCCAACCACAGGTTTTGGTTCTAGCGACTATCAACTCCCGGGTGAAGCATATGGTGTGTTTGGGCGTACTCAAACTGGTGCGCCGTTTGCTACAACCCCTACAACAACTTTTAACCATATTACCGGTGTAGCTGGTAATTTTGCGGTTATTGGTTCATACGCTAATAACGGTTTGATGTCCGGTGTAATGGGCATTATTAATACCAACACTTTATCTGGTGATGCCGCTGTTATGGCATTTATGCAGGGTGACTCTGGTGTTACAACTTGCCGTGCAGCATTTGGTGTTGCAATGGCTCAAACCACAGCAGGTTCTGGCTTTACATACGGTCTGGACTTGAAGATGCAAGACCCCGTTGCTGATGCTGGTGGTCCTTCTGGAGTTATAGCGTATAAAACGGCTGAGATTCGCCTAGCTAATGATGCTGCCGCTGCTCCTGTTGTCATCAAGGTAGGTAATTTTGTTGATGGTGCCGCTTCTGGTGTAGGCAAAGGTTCGTTAGGTATTGATTCTACTGATGGACTATTGTTTGTATCTGATGCTTCTGGCAACTGGCAAGCTGTTACTGTCTAATGCTGACTCATGAAGATCCAGAAGTCGCTACGATTGTGGCGCTTCTGGAAGCCCAAAGAGACTATGCAATGGGACATGCCGCCAAACTTGCTAAAGAAAATGCTGAGTTAATAGCAAAGATTAGCAGACTTGAGGCATCTAAACCGGCGTAGTCTCACCCTACAGGAGATTGATCATGGGTATGCAGTATGATGTATTAGCCTCACTCCCTTTGACGGGAGATGGGCAACTAGAAAACCAAGCAGCAGAGAGTCTTGGACGGATTCGCATCAAAGCTATTTACGGAACCTCTGGAGCTACCGCTGGAACCATTTCTTTCTATAATGGCACAAGCAATTCCGATCCTTCGCTTATTCTCCTTCCTACCCCAGCCGCAGCAAATCAAGGTGCATTCTTCTTGCTTATTCCCGGAGAAGGAATCTTGGCTCAGGATGGCGTATATGTAGACACTGGAAACGCAGCATCAGTAATCGTTATTTACGGGTAGAACATGGACCCGCAAACATTGATTAACCTCGGCATGGGGGTTCTTCTGACAATAGTCGGATGGCTCTCCAGACAGCTCTGGGATGCGGTAGAGAGAATGAAAGTAGACATTAAGAATATTGAGATAACACTTCCTTCGCATTATGCGAGGAAGGACGACATCCAATGCAGGTTTGATAAAGTCGAAGTGATGCTAGAAAAGATCTTCGACAAGTTAGACCTTAAACAAGATAAGGCATAAACATGGCAGACCAAGCCGCATATACCGCAGGATTAAATAAATCGACTCCATCAGAAGAAGAACGCAAAGAGATGCAGCGTATCCGTGATGAATATGTAATAGATCGGGATACTAACCTTGGGTACGAAAGGGCTACACGGGCTACCCCTCCTGCTGGAATGACTCCTGTTGGTCCCCCACGCAATCAGCCTATTCGTAGAGCTAAGGGCGGGATGATCTCTGCTTCTAAAAGAGCGGATGGCATTGCAACTAAAGGTAAGACCAAAGGCAGGATGATCTAATGAAGGCTAAGAGATATGATATGGGTGGGTCTGTAAATGGCGGTACTCCTAATCCGTCTCCATTGCTTTCTATTAACGCACCTGACAATTCAACACCGGCTCAAAAGCCGGGGTTCTTGAGCGTAGCTCCACCGGTCGGCATGAAGAAAGGCGGATCAGTTAAGGGTGTACGGGGTGGCGGGATAGAATCAAAGGGCAGAACAAAAGGAAGGTTCGTCTAATGGGTGCTTTAGCTAATATGGGATACGGAGCTATGCTGGGTCCAGATCTTCAGGAGAAGATGACCAAGCCGTTTGATAAGGCATTGTCAGCTACAGAGATGGACGAGCCTAATAAAGAAATGATGAAAGAAGCCGGATACAAGAAAGGCGGGTCAGTTTCCAAAAGAGCTGACGGCATTGCAACTAAAGGTAAGACCAGAGGGAGAATTGTATAATGAGTTCATTGCAGCCTCTCTTTAATCAGATGGGGGACAAGCCGCCAGCAGCCCCTGTAGCTTCTCCAGCTCCTCCGGCTCCATACGACCCAGATCCTTACTACGGGACGAATACCAAGACTCCTGCGGGAGTGGGTTCATCCCCAGCACCAATAGGGGGATCTTTTTCGGGGGCGTATCCTGCAGTAGTGCCATCGGCTTCTAAGCCAATTTCTGCACCGAATACTCAGTTATCTGGCGCTCTTGCAGCGGGTTTGGGTCAGCCAAACGCTCCTGCAGCCCCTCAGCAGCCTCAATTCAATCCGTTCATGCAAACCTATGGACAGAACAATACGCCGCAGCAGCAGATGTTTAATCGCTTCCAGCCGCCGCAGCAACAATTCCGTCAGCCAGTAGCGCAGCCTGCTCAAGGTCCGGTATACGCAGATCAAAGTTTAAACGCTCCGGGCAATCAGCCTCAGCAGTATCCACAGCCTCAGTATGGTAGGTTTGGTCGCGGCTTTATGCCTCAGAACAGGGGCGGCTATGACCGGCAGATTGATCGGTTAAGGGGTCAAGGTCAATATGGTCAGCAAGGGGTGCAAGTAGAGTTTATGAATAACCTTTTGAGTGGTCAGCAGCCTGTAGCCGTTCAGCCAAGTGCGCCAGCAGGTGGCAAGGGCGGAAGCCCAGTAGCCTCAGCTCAGTTAAACCCATTCCAAGCAGCTTTAGTGAAGGGTGGGACTCCGTATGTACAGGGCGCTCCGGGCGCTCCTTATGCTATTGGTCAAGGTATCCCCGGAGGCGCTCCGGGTGGGTATATGCCTCTAATGAACTCAAATGGAACTCCAGTTAGTTCATTGGCAAGCGCAAACCCAGCAGGTGGCAAGGGCGGAAACCCAACAGTACAATTACCACCTCCTCCTAAACAAGATGGGACTCCGGGTAGTTGGAGTACTTACATCTAATGAAAAAAGCTAAGATAGCGACAGTAATGAGAGAGTTTAAAAAGGGGTCACTCAAGTCCTCATCAGGACAGAAGGTGACTAATCCGAAGCAAGCTATCGCTATCTCTTTGAGCGAAGCTAAACGAGCAGATGGTGCAGCTAAACGTAGCAAAACTAAAGGACGGACTCTATAATGATGAAAGCAAAAATGATGGCTAAGGGCGGGATGCACAAGATGCCTGACGGCAAGATGATGAAAGACTCAGCCATGAAAAATTTGGCTAAACATGCCGCTAAACCTGCTTCTAAAGCCCACGCCGGTCTTAAAGCTGGTGGCATGGCTAAAGATGGAATGTCAGGATTCCCAATCAAGCGCAAGGGTCCAGTAGATAAAAAGACTGTTGCCAAGTTAGCCAGCAAGATACTGGATGCAAAGATGGGAGCTGCGCCAATGGTTTCTCCAATGGCTCCTCCAATGATGTCTCCGGGCATGAAGAATGGTGGCTCAGTGTCTAAACGCGCTGATGGAATCGCTCAACGGGGTCGCACCAAAGGAACAATGCTTCGCAAGGGTGGACGGGTCTGCTAATGTTGCCAAGCCGTGGAATGGGTATTATTAGCCCAACCAAGCTCCGTAAGATCAAGAAGCGTGATGGGGATAGCCCTGTCACGCTGTATAAACACGGTGGGGCTATAGGAAAGCAGCCTAAAGCTAAGTGATCAAGTGGGCTGAGTACCGAAAAGAATGCGGCAACGTGTTTGATTGGATAATACGGGCAACAGAAGAACGTAGAGACATGAAGTCTATTGAGGCAGAACGCTTCAGAGAGCTTTATGTTAAGAAGCCAATTGTAAATAAGAAGTAACTTATTATAGAGACTCTATAATGGCTAAGAGCAAAGTTAATGCTGCTGGTAATTACACAAAGCCTACCCTTCGCAAGAAGATTGTGTCTCAGGTAAAGGCAGCTGCAACTCAGGGTACTGGCGCTGGGGAATGGTCAGCTAGAAAAAGCCAATTAGTTGCAAAGAAATATAAGGCTGCTGGCGGCGGGTATCGTGATTAAAGCCCCACAGAAATCCCTGAAAGATTGGAGCGACCAGAAATGGCGTACTAGGTCAGGGAAGCCCTCCTCTAAAACAGGAGAGCGTTATTTACCAGAAGCAGCAATAAAGGCTTTAAGCCCAGCAGAGTATGCAGCTACTACCCGTGCAAAACGTGCAGGCAAGGCAGCAGGTAAGCAGTTTGTGGCACAGCCCAAGGCTATTGCAAAGAAAACAGCGGGGTATAGATAATGGCTAAGACACCTGCATGGCAAAGAAAGGAAGGTAAGTCTGAGAAAGGCGGTTTAAACGCCAAAGGACGAGCCTCATATAACGCAGCCAATCCAGACAAGCCCGGATTGAAGGCTCCGCAGCCAGAAGGTGGAAGCCGCAAGAAGTCATTCTGTGCCAGAATGTCAGGAATGAAAAAGAAGCTGACATCCGCTAAGACGGCAAATGATCCCAATAGCCGCATAAACAAAAGCCTTCGGGCATGGAAATGCTAAATGACCACATCAGGCACAGCATCATCTAACCTAGACCTCACTAACATCATTGAGGAAGCGTTTGAGCGCTGCGGGGCAGAGCTACGCACTGGTTATGATATCCGTACAGCAAGACGCAGTTTAAACCTCCTGACGGTCGAATGGGCTAACCGGGGGATAAACCTGTGGACAATTGAAGAGGGTGAGATACCGTTAGTTCTTAATCAGGTCTCATACAATCTGCCTGTTGATACGATAGATCTTCTAGAACATGTAACAAGGGTAGGAACGGGTTCAAGTCAGCAGGACTTGTCTATAACTCGTATTAGCGTATCTACATACGCAACCATCCCTAACAAGAACTCAACTGGTCGCCCTATTCAATTGTGGGTTAATCGTCAGTCAGGAGCCACCTACCCAATAGGTGGCAGACCAGAAGGCACAGACCCCACTACCGGGGTAGACCATCCGCAGATCTATGTATATCCAGCCCCAGATCAGAGCGATTACTACACGTTTGTCTACTGGCGCTTACGCAGGATACAAGACGCAGGTAATGGTATTAACACCCAAGACATACCTTTCAGGTTCCTTACCTGCCTGATTGCTGGCTTGGCATACTACCTCGCCGTCAAGATAGCTCCAGACCGCATACAGTCCCTAAAGGACCAGTATGAGGAACAGTGGAAGTTTGCTGCTGAAGAAGACAGAGACAAGTCTCCAGTGAGATTTGTCCCTCGCAGGGCTTATATTTGTGGGTAATAGGTTTGCGTCCGCCAAGAACTCGATTGCAGAGTGTGATCGATGCGGATTTAGGTTCAAGCTAACACAGCTAAAGGCTTTGATCATCAAGACAAAGCAAGTTAATATAATTGTTTGTCCTGAATGCTGGGAACCGGATCAGCCTCAGTTACAGCTTGGGATGTATCCAATTGACGATCCGCAGGCTGTAAGGAATCCTAGAAAGGATTTAAGCTATTTGCAGTCTGGTAATAGCGGGTTACAATTGGTTAATGGGTCAGGAACGTCTGTTGATGAAAACGGCTATCCTGAAGGCGGAAGTAGAATTATCCAGTGGGGCTATGCTCCTGTTGGAGGTTCTAGAGCAAACGATGTAGGGCTAACACCGAACTATCTAGCTTTATCATTCCAGCTAGGAACAGTAACAGTAGTTACAACTTAGGAGCTTAAAATGGCAAAAGGCGGAAAGACTAACGAACAAATGAAGAAGCTGGGTCGCGGTCTGGCTAAAGTAGCTAACCAGAAGAAGCCGGTTCGTCCTGTAAAAAAGGAAGGAATATGAGCATATATAGAGACCCTAAGTCAGTTCCTGTGCAGAAGGATAACGGATATCCAAACAATATCCCTAACACACAGACCCAGAAGACCCGTGGTACTGGAGCCGCCACCAAAGGCACTGGTCACTCGAAGAAGATGGGCTAATGAATTACACGGAACTATCGCAGACGATTAAGGCATATTGTGAGAATGAGTTCCCACAAACAGTCAGTAGCTTTACGTCTGCCCAACAGATCAATACATTTATTGATCAAGCAGAGCAGCGGATATATAACAGCGTTCAGTTTCCTTCAATACGGAAGAATGTCACTGGGACGTTAACCGCTAATAATCAATATCTGTCAGCTCCCGGAGATTTTCTGGCGGTTTACTCGTTGGCTGTTATAGACACAATAACTGAAGCGTATGATTTCTTGCTTAACAAGGATGTTAACTTCATACGGGCTGCTTACCCTATCAAGACAGATACGGGAAAGCCGCAATACTACGCCCTGTTTGGACCAACAACCACTAACGATGCACCACCTATCATAACGAATGAACTGTCATTCATTCTTGGACCAACTCCTGACTTGGCATATGACGTAGAGCTTCATTACTATTACTACCCTGAGTCAATCGTTACGGCAGGCACAACATGGCTTGGGGATAACTTTTATAGTGTCCTGCTTTATGGCGCGATGCTAGAAGCGGCGGCGTTCATGAAGTCAGACAAAGACGTTATGGAAAATTATGTTTCTAGATATAATGAAGCATTGGCACTAGCTAAACGTCTGGGTGATGGAATGGAAAGACAGGATGCTTACAGGTCTGGGCAAGTACGGATACCGGTTAAATAATGCCATTTACCGGAAACTTTACCTGTGACGTATTTAAATCAGGAGTTCTTGACGGGAACTTTGATTTTGGCGTTGGCACAACAAACGTATTTAAGATAGCGCTGTATACCAACGCGGCAACTCTTGATCAGGATACCGCTGCCTATACAACCGTTGGCGAGGTTGTGGCGACTGGGTATACTGCCGGTGGTAATGTTCTGTCTCCAACCTTGAGCATATTGGACGGGACCGCATTTATTACTTTCACTAATACCTCGTGGACAAGTGCATTGACCGCTCGTGGAGCGCTTATTTATAAGGTTGGTGGTGCATCGGTTTGTGTTTTAGACTTTGGTTCGGACAAGATCTCGACTACAGTATTTCAAGTAGAGTTTCCAGCCGCCTCCAATACTTCAGCAATTATTAGGCTTTCCTAAAGGAGTTTCAAATGATTTCAAACAAAGCTAAATCTGTAGATAAGATAGGCGCAAGCGTTCTGCTAGGTGGAGCAACAGTTTCTGCTGCTGGTGGAGCTGGTGTATTCACAATCCAATGTTTTGGTCAAGATGGCAACCTGAAGTGGGAAGAAAAGAACCCAAATTTGGTTGTTAACGTAGGACTTCAAGACATGAACTCCAAATACTTTGCTGGGTCTTCCTATACCGCAGCTTGGTATCTAGGTCTGATTACTGGTCCCGGTTCAGGCACAACCATTGCCGCAGCAGATACCTTAGCTTCGCATACAGGTTGGACTGAATACACAGACTACACAGGTAACCGTAAAGCTGTGACTTTTGGTTCTGCAACTCTTGCTGACCCTTCAGTTATTGATAACGCAGGCGCACCTAATGCATTTGCTATTACAGCTCCCGGCGGCACTGTTGCTGGCGCTTTCTTGGCTTCAGTAGCTACAGGTACATCAGGTATTTTGTTCTCAGCTTCTGACTTCCAGTCCCCCGGTGATCGCGCTGTAGTTGCTGGCGATACTTTGAGTGTTACCTACACATTCAGCCTTGATGCTGCATAAGGAGATGTAAAAATGGCAACGAAATTTACTAAAGGTCAGAACGTAAAAGTTCAAA